CGTAAAGTCGCCATGAAAATTTAATAAATATGTTCACTTCGAGGCACAACCTCTGACATGGCACAACCACGTTGCTTCTATACTAACCGCTAACTGCCTTTTTGAGCATATTATATTTATTAATATCTGTTCTGTATAACCTACTTTGTTCAGTCAAATTAAAGTTTTCTGGTGCAAATGGATTTTTCTCACCAGCAGCTACAAATTCTGTTTGAACTTTTGTAGTAGTTGCTCCACCGCCCTGAGGTCTTGGATTCTTTTGCACCCATGATGGCATTTTAGTCATCGCCCATTCTTTGACTGGAGTCCTGTTATATCCATCAACAACAACAACTGTGCCATCTGCCTCTCTAGATAGCTGATCCTTGCTTATACGAGACAATACATATTGAGGGTCATGTACAACATCAGCAAGTGCTGTTACTGCTGGGGCTTCAACTTCCAACTGCCTTTGTTTTGATTCTAGTTCCTGTATTCTTTTGTTCTTAGCTTCCTCTGCGTCACGATATTGTTGAGCCTGTTTTGCCATCGCTTCGTCATATCTGCCCTTTGCCTCTAGTTCTTCTTGCTCTTTCTTTTGTTTGTAAGCAATCAAAGCATCAACATCAACATCTGGTGGAACTGCTCTTGCTGCCTCC